AAACGCATACGGCGGCAACTCAGATCTCACACAAGAAAAAATTGCAAACCTATATGTTGCACCAGCTGGTGACAAGGATGACTTTTCATCCACAGCAGATCAAACAGAAGCCAACAGAACATTTGCGTTCTTGGCATCAAACTGGACCCCTGTTGAAAACACACCAGACACAGGTACATCATTCACAGCAATTCAAAGTGTGAATGAGCCAACCAAAGATCCAGCAAACAACCAGAAATGGTACAACACTACAGTTGGCGAAGTTGACATTCTTATCCACGATGGCTCAGCCTGGACTGGATATCAAAATGTGGCTTCAGATGCAAGAGGATTCAATCTTGGCAACACAGATCCAAATGGTCCAATCATTTCAGCAACTGAGCCTACAACACAGACAGATGGCACAGCTTTGGTCAACGGTGATCTATGGTTAGACACATCAGATCTAGAAAACTATCCTGTGATTTACAGATACGATTCATCACAATCATCAGGTCAAGAATGGGTGCTGATTGACAACACAGACCAAACATCACAAGATGGTATTCTGTTTGCAGACTTTAGATATCACAACAACGGCACCAAAGATGTTGTGTCAGAAGAAACAATCATCACAGACTTGTTGACTTCAACATACACAGACATAGACAAGCCAGATCCAGCATTATATCCAAAAGGTATGCTTGGATTCAACTTGAGAAGATCGGGTTACAACGTCAAAGAGTTCAGAAAGAAATGGTTCACAAGAACCAACTTCCCAAGCACAGTGACATATCCAACACTGCCATCAGAAACAGATGCATGGGTGACTGTGTCAGGACTCAAAGCAGATGGTTCACCTTACATGGGCAGAAAAGCACAGAGAAATGTGATTGTTGAAGCACTTAAATCAACTGTTGAAGCAACAACAGAACTGAGAGAAGAGCAGAGAGAATTCAATCTACTGGCAGCTCCAGGATATCCAGAACTGATTGCAAACCTTGAAACACTCAATGCAGACAGAAAAGAAACTGCATTTGTGGTTGGTGATGCTCCGTTCAGATTGGCACCAACATCAACTGATGTCACAAACTGGGCAAACAACACAGCAGGCGCAGCTGACAATGGTGAAGATGGCTTAGTGTCATCCAACTCATTCACAGGTGTGTACTATCCATCAGGATTCACAACATCACTGGCAGGCGAATCAGTGGCAGTACCAGCATCACACATGATGTTGAGAACCATTGCCTACAACGATCAGGTTGCGTTTCCATGGTTTGCACCAGCAGGTGTGAGACGTGGTGTGATTGACAATGCATCATCTGTGGGTTACATCAACTCAGAAGGTGAATTTGAAACCACAGCAGTTGCAGAAGGTTTGAGAGATTCATTGTATTCTGTTAACGTCAACCCAATATCATTTGTGACAGGTGCAGGTTTGGTGTGTTTTGGACAAAAAACAAGACAACTCACAGCATCAGCACTTGACAGAGTGAATGTTGCAAGACTAGTGGCTTATGTGAGATTAAACTTGGATAAGATTGCTAGACCGTTCATCTTTGAACCCAACGATGCACTGACAAGAAACGAAATCAAACAAGCAGTTGAGTCATTCATGCTTGAACTCACAGCACAGAGAGCTCTAAACGACTTTGCTGTGGTGTGTGATGAATCCAACAACACAGCCGCAAGAATTGACAGAAACGAACTGTATGTTGATATCGCAATTGAACCAGTCAAAGCAGTTGAGTTCATCTACATACCAGTGAGACTTAAGAACACAGGAGAAATTGCAACTTCAGGTGTATAACCTTTAAAGGTGCAACAGCAAAAAGGAAAACGTGAATAGTAAATATTCATACTAGGAGACAAAACAAATGGCAGTATCAACACTATCAAAATTTACAGTACCACTAGCGAGTGATCAATCATCAGCATCACAAGGCTTGCTGATGCCAAAACTACAGTATCGCTTCAGAGTGATACTTGAAAACTTTGGTATTTCAACTCCTAGATCAGAACTAACCAAACAGGTTGTTGACGTGACAAGACCAAACATCACATTTGATCAAATCACACTTGAAGCATACAACTCAAGAGTGTACATGGCAGGCAAACACACATGGGATCCTATCACACTCAATGTGAGAGATGATGTCAACAATGAAGTTTCCAAACTAACTGGCGAACAGTTACAGAAACAGTTTGATTTCTTCGAGCAGTCTTCTGCGGCATCAGGTTCAGACTACAAGTTCACAGCAAGAATTGAAATTCTCGATGGTGGTAATGGTGCTAACACACCAAACACCCTAGATACTTTTGAACTGTATGGTGCTTACTTAGACAACGTTCAGTATGGCACACTGGCTTATGCAACTTCTGACCCTGTTCAGATCACAATGTCAATCAGATATGACAATGCGATCCAAACACCAAGAGGCACAGGCATAGGTTCAGCAGTGGCAAGAACAGTGTCAACAGCAGCTACAGGCGGCGGTATTTAATTTTAACACACCTGTTTTTTGATGCCATAAATATTACAAATGGCAAACTGGCGTTCTAATTTTCTAAATCAATTATTAGGCGGAGATCATCTCAAAGACTATCAGCATGCCGCCAGACTGTACACAGACGATCTGTTTAGACTGGCACCAAAAAATCAATTTCTCTATCACACTGTGTTCGAAATCAATCCAGAAGCTGTGGGTTCATCACTGTCATCCACAGAAAAAATAGAACTGGGCATGATTGTCAAGCGATGTGACCTACCACAGTATTCTTTCAATGTGGAACAAAAAAATCAATACAATTTTAAAAACTATATCCAAACAGGCATCACATATCAACCAGTCACCATTGAACTGCATGATGACATGGGCGATGTGGCCACAGCATTTTGGAAATCATACTATCAACACTACATTGTGGACACCAACAGACAAGACATCACATACGCCAATCAATCATATGGACAGCAGTTTGCCCTGCGATGGGGTAGAGATGTTGCCAAGCACAACACATTCTTCAAATCCATATCCATATTCCAATTGGCAAGAAAAAGATTCACAGAGTACCGCATGATGAATCCCATCATCAATGATTGGTCAAATGGTTCCATGGCACAGGATGCTGGCACTGGAGTGAACTCACACACATTTTCAATTTCATACTCTGGTGTGTTGATGCGTAATGGTGCTGTGGGAGTTGATCCGCAAGGCTTTGCCACATTCCACTACGATAAATCACCATCACCCAACCGTGGCGGAGGCGATTCTATATTTGGTTTGCTGTCAGGTGCAACATCAACTGTGAGTCTGTTGCAGTCAGGCAACATCCTTGGTGCTATACTGTCAGGAGCACAGACATATGAAAAGATTAAATCAGGCTCTGCTGTCAAAGGATCCAAAGAAGAAATCATTGGTGTTATCAAAGATGCTGTGAAAGGTGGAACCAACAATTTGGGTGCAACATCCAAACCTGGCATTGCTTTCCCCCAAAACCTCAACAAAAAAAGTCAGCACACTGTGATAAAATCTCAACAAGCGACTGCTGTGAACAACAACAAACCCAAAAAGTTTGGAGTGCAAGACAACAAGTTTGTGTTGTCACCCAGCCAAGTTGAAAATTACATCACCATAGACAGCACAGCAAAAACCAAAGTGGCCAAATTCATCACATTCAAAAACGACAAAAAAATTGATGTCAACGCCATTGAAACCGAATGGGCCAAACTCACTGCAACACAACAACAAGCATACCTTGATGGTGCAGCCGCCACAGCCAAGAGCCTTTCAGAACAAGGCATCATTGCCTATGAAGTTGATCAGCAGACCTATCAAAGAGTATTGGAGACACAGTAATGGCCATCAAACAAACCAACAACACAACCACATACACCAATCTTGAAATCAAAGATGCACAAGGAGCCAAAGAGACTGTGCAGTTTCTTGCAGGACTCACTGAAGACAGGCTTGAATTCAATGCATCAGAATATGATGCTGTGGTTGGATTTTTTGAAGGCAAAGACTATGACAAAGAATCTGCCAAATCATTGGCCTACGTACTGTTGCGTCAGGCACGCATTGATGCTGTGCCAGTGTTTGAAGTGTTGGACAGTTTGAGTGGCACCACTGCTGTGCAACTTTCACAATTGGTCACTGAAATTTTGAATTCCAACAGATACAAAACATCTGTGTTGGGTTATAGAAACGAAAGAACCACACAGGATTACATCAGCAGAAACATAAAGGCCTAACATGAGTCGTTGGAGTCAAGGACTTTACCAACCAACAAATCCTAACAAGTATGTGGGCAAACGCACACCAAGATATCGTTCATCGTGGGAATGGGCATTCATGCGATTCTGCGACAACAACCCGTCTGTCACACAGTGGGCATCTGAATCGATCCAAATTCCATATCGCAATCCACTCACAGGCAAGAACACCATATATGTGCCAGACTTTTTCATTGTGTACAATGACAAAAAGAAACAGAGAGTTGCAGAACTGATCGAAGTCAAACCCAACAACCAAGCCAAGTTTGAATCTGTAGGCAAGAATGCACAGAATCAAGCTGCCCTGGTGGTCAACAGAGCCAAATGGGAAGCTGCCAACAAATGGTGCAAACTCAAAGGCATTCGTTTTAGGGTATTGACAGAGTCAGATATCTTTAAATAGTTGCGATGACAAAAAAACTGGAAGAAATCTTTGATCTTGAAACTGAAGACACTCAAGACTCCATGCGAGAAAAACTTGAATTGGAACAGGATTCCAAAGATGACAAAGAAGCCAATGCATTGATCCAACAAAAACTTGGATTGGACAAGATTGATGCCGCACTGCCACAGGTGGATGGATTGGCAGAAGATGAAGAAATTGACACATATGCACAGGAATCTTTCCAAGCCTACAAAGATCTCATGGATTTGGGCATGAACATTGAACCTCGTTTGGCAGGTAGAATCATGGAAGTTGCATCATCCATGATGGGCAATGCCATAAATGCCAAGAATCTAAAAGTTGACAAGAAGTTAAAAATGATTGAATTGCAGTTAAAAAAGATGAAATTAGACCAAAATGCACCAGAAGAAGAAGCCGTGACGGGCACAGGCACTGTGATAGCAGACCGCAATGAACTGATCAAGCAGATACTTGCAAATGCCAACAAAGATAAATAACAGCACATGAAAACTTTCAAAGAATACCTCACAGAAGCACAGAAAACATATAGTGTGCGTATCAAAGTGGCAGGCGAATTGCCTGAAGGTTTTGAGAAGTCACTCAAAGATCATATGACCAAATATGAGACTGTGAATTTCAAAAAGGTTGCATCAACACCAATTCAAGAACATCCACATGAATTTCCAAGATTAAAGAACATGGAAGTCACCATATTTGATGCAGAAGCAGAATATCCAATTTCATTTCAACAGTTAGAAGAAGTGCTCACAGCACAGTTTGGCATTGCACCAGATCACTTGAGAGTGAAACATCCAGAGGATCAAACAGAATTGACCATGGATGATGATGCAGAATATGAGCCAAAACTGCAGGATGCAGAATACAAAGATGACACAGCAACTGGTGAACCACTGTATGGCGATGAATACAACATGAGCCTGTTCAAAGAATTGATGAAGCAACGCAAAGAAGAAGAAACTCATCAAGGCGAAGGCAAATTGGTTGACATGGGTCAAGAAGAAACTGCAACCCCAGTTCCAACAGCCAAGTCATAAAATCCTTTAAATACGAGCATGGCACAGAGCTTACAAGGCAATCTCACCAAACGAGCACATCAAAAGAGCAAATTCACAGAACAACACATTCTTGAACTCAACAAGTGCATGGACCCAAAGTCGGGTCCACTGTATTTTTGTAAAAACTACTGCATGATTCAACATCCTACCAAAGGATCCATGAAGTTTGAGATGTACAAGTATCAAGAAGGACTGGTCAAAACATATCATGACAACAGATTTGCCATTGCCATGTTGCCCAGACAAACAGGCAAGACCACATGTGCCGCCGCATATCTTGTGTGGTATGCAATGTTCGTGCCAGACTCTCAAATACTGATAGCCGCTCACAAGTTCACAGGTGCTCAAGACATCATGAACAGAGTGAGGTTTGTGTATGAAAATTTACCAGACTTTTTGCGAGCAGGTGCTTATTCCTACAACAGGAACACACTGGAATTTGACAATGGGTCAAGGATCAAAGCAACCACCACAACAGAAAACACAGGTAGAGGTATGTCACTGAGTGTGATCTACTGTGATGAGTTTGCTTTTGTGAACCCACCCTCCAAAGCATCAGAGTTTTGGACATCACTGGCGCCCACATTGGCCACAGGTGGTAAGTGCATCATCACATCCACACCCAACTCAGACGAAGATCAGTTTGCCCTGATATGGAAAGAAGCCAACAAGAAGTTAGACGAATATGGCAACGAACAGCCTGTGGGCAAGAACGGTTTCGCTGCCTACAAGGCATCATGGCGTGAACACCCTGAACGCACAGAACAATGGGCCAAAGAAGAGCGAGCAAGGATTGGTGAAGAAAGATTTAGGCGTGAACATGACTGTGAATTCATCATATATGACGAAACACTGATTGCTCCTATCAAGCTGGCAGACATGCAAGGTGTTGACCCCACAGAAAGACACGGACATGTAAGATGGTATGATCAACCCAAAAAAGGTCGTGCATATCTTGTTGCCCTGGACCCATCATTGGGCACAGGAGGAGACAATGCCGCCATTGAAGTTTTTGAAATGCCTGACATGAAGCAGGTGGCAGAGTGGCAACACAACGCGACCCCAATCCAAGGACAGATCAGAATACTGCGTTCCATACTGGATCAAATCAAAGACAAAATTGGCGACACAGCAGAAATATACTATTCCATAGAAAACAACACCATTGGCGAAGCAGGTCTTGTGGCCATTGCAGACATTGGTGAAGAAAACATGCCAGGACAACTGCTGTCTGAAACCATTAGAAAAGGACATGTGAGAAGATTTAGAAAAGGCTACAACACCACCCACAATGCCAAGATAGCTGCCTGCGCCAAACTCAAACAGATGGTTGAATCAGACAAGATTGACATCCGTTCCAAAAACTTGATATCAGAACTCAAAAACTTTGTGGCAGCTGGCACATCATTTGCGGCCAAACCAGGCGAACACGACGACCTTGTGATGTCAACACTTTTAATATTACGTATGGCCACAACCATTGCATCATGGGATCAAAAGGTGTTTGAAAGACTGCGTGATTCAGAGTCTGAAATCACCATGCCAATGCCCATATTCATTTCGTCTACATAATGAAAATTGCCTGTGATCATTTCAACAGTAAATTACTTGCACAATCTAAAATTACACCCAGTGTTGTTTATAATTTCAAAAATACCACAGAAATTTTTGATATAGTAGTTGCTGGCTGGCAACCTATCCATACCTATATACGAAAACACGAAAATAACTTAAAAAATTCTTTGTTCATTGTAAGTCAGTATTCCGATGCTTCTCACAATCGTGGAATCGCAGGCATTATCGCAACATACAATAAAACAAATGATGCAAATAATAAATTAATTACAATAGGCGACGGAGTATCGCATTATGCTAACCATATTATTTCGCCATGGAGTAGATTCTTTTGGATGCACAACAATGGGTATATATCCCCATGGGAAGAAAAAACACATTGGACTTGTTTGATGAGCAGACAGGATGTTCACAGAGATCAAGTTGAAGACTTTTTCAAATCCCACATAGAAATGTTTGACCTTCCCAATGATTATGTGTATGATGGAACAGAGTCTTTAGATACCATGCAAAAATATATGTTTAGAAAAGTGCTAGACAAACGGTATTATCATAAAAATTCTTCAACATGGGAAACTGCAACACATTTGAGTTGGACTGATGGAGATTTAATTACCCCTTATCATAGGAGCAAGATCGAACTGGTCACAGAAACACTCACTGATTTTTTCTTTGTGACCGAAAAAACAGTCAAACCAATCAGAGCAGGTATTCCGTTTGTGATAGTGGGAGGACATCACTTTTTGAAAAGATTGCAACAAATGGGATTCAAAACATTTTCGCCATGGATAGACGAATCATATGACAAAGAGCAGGACACAGACACAAGAGTACGAAAGGCTTGTGAATCATTCAAGGACTTTGTGTACAGCAAAGACATTGATCATGATGAAATTGCACGCATTTGTTACCACAATCAGCAAAGATTGAAAAAAATTGTATCATTGTTTCCAAAATGGCAACGCAGACAAGTGAAAAAGATTGAATATTTTGTAAACCAATACGCAAATAATCAATGATAGACTTGCAATAAATACACTGATGGATCTTAACCTAGTTGCACAGGACTTGTTTGATGAATTAAAATCACGATATGCTCACCTTATTCTTGGTGACGATCAAGCACAAACCACCACAGATCCAGAAACAGCAAGATTTTTCAAGTTTGAATGGAACAACAATCCAGTCAGTGTGGCCATCGATGAAGACAATCTAAGGCTAGTGTACAACAAAAACATCACAGATTCTGCAGAATTAGAGCAGGATTGGTATGATTTTGCTCGTGCAATGAAAGAGTTTGCTGTGAGTCACAACCTTGGCTTCAAACCACAGGACATTGAAAAAGTTGATCTAGAGCAGGGAGATTTTGAGTTCCTTTCTCAAGTAAATACAGTGAAGGAAAACAGAATGCACGGCACAAGCAAGACATCATACAACAAATTAGACAAAACCAAGATGATCATTCGTCACTCCAAGGCAGTGGACGAGTCCATACCTGGTGCAAGATCAAGAAACATTGACTGCATATTCATTGAAAATGCACAGGGTGAACGCTTCCGTTTTCCATACAACTATCTCAAAGGCGCTCGTGCAATGATGATGCATGTGGCCCAAGGCGGTAATCCATACGATGAAGTGGGCGAGTCAATTGTGAATGTGGTGGAAGAAATTCGTGATCTGAGAAACTTTTCATCCTACACAGTGAGAAAAGGTTTGTTGGACGAAACCACACTGCCATACATTGAAGCTGCCAAAGACCGTATTAAAGAAAATTTACGCACACTGCAAAAACTATCCAACAGAACCACATATGAATCTGCATTGGACAATCTCACAACAGAACATCAAGAACTGTCAGAACAAGACATCGAAGACATGAAGAAAAAATTCACCAAAGAAACATTTGACGATTCAATTGTGTCAGCATTCAAACTGTTGCCTGTGACCGAACTCAAAGGCGAAGATGATGTGGACACCATTGACAGACGTGACATCATGAAGCAGGCTTCATCAGCGGCAAGATACAAATCATATGTTGATCAGTTTGTGAATGCACCAGAGTCAAAACTGATTCTCAAAAAAGATGATTCATATGATGAATTTCAAAACAATTTAAGAGCACAACAAAAAGACACCAATGCCAAGTTAGGCACCATCATGAGAGACATTGCAGGTAGATTCCTTTCTGCTAATCCAGAAGATGATGCCATTTCAAACTTTGCATCAGACATGGAACAGCAGTTGAGCATGAGTGGTGAACTGTTTGCTCAACCAAATCCAGAAATGAAAGCACTCAAAGGCACTGCTATCAAGTTGGCCAACAAGTATCTCACAGACATGAAACGCATCAAATCAGATGATGCCTACAAGGACGAAGTGAGAAAATCACCAGAAGACATCAAGGCCTACAAAGATATCAAAGGTCAAGAGATAGGCAAGGGCAAATTGGCCAAAGCATACAAGAGAAAATACAAAGACGAATCAGAACAATTTGAAGCATGGGCAAGAGCACAAACAGAAGCCATTGAAATCATGCTGGAAAGTGAAACCATTGAAGCATCAACATATCAAGATGCATTCAATCCTAAACAATCAACTGATGTTGACAGCATCAAAAGATTGGCAGGCGTATAATGAAACTGAACGAATTTTTCGAATACATGGGTCAAGAGCCTGTATCAAAAAGTCCAGCCGCAGATAAAATTGCTCAAACAGCTGCTTCATATGGCAAAGATGACATGGACTACAATGATCTCATGCAAGCCGCAGAACTGTTGAGAGCAGGCAAATTACAAGCACTTGGAAAATTTGTTTATGGTTTAGACACAGACCCAAGAGAATTGATCATGTCGATAATACAAGACAATGAACCACACACATTCAAAAAAATGTATGGCGACCAAGATGGTTACATGAGCCTGATGAAACCCATGGGCATGGAAGAAGATGACATGAGCACAGGCACTGTAGCATATGGCAAAAAAGGCAAAACCAGAAGAGCCACAGGCATCAACGACAACCCTTATGATCACAACGAAGGTGAAGATCATCCAGCATTGGTGAATGCCGCACTGTGGAACATGAAAGACATTTATCAACAGATAATGGCTGGTGAAGAAATTGAAGAGGACGATATGTTCTCATATGGTGATGTGATTCAATATTTGGATATGTCCGGTATTCCAGGTTACGAATTTTATGAGGACTTTATTGACACTGTGTCCACAGCAGTCAGCCAAGCACAACCAGGTGGGTTTGCAGGACAAGGTGATGCTGTGCTAGTGGATAAAAAGTTTGCACCAAAGATCAAAACACTGTATCAACAATTCAAGGCCGCCACAGCGAAAATCAAAGGCGTCAAAGAAGTAGAAGATGATCATGACGAAGACATCAACGATATCCTAAGATTATCAGGCATAAAATAAATTCTTGACAGAATGCACAGTTTTGTGTAATATACACATTACAGTGATACACACTAGGCAAAACAAAGGAGGCTTACATTATGGCAACACTGGCAGAAATAAGAGCAAAACTCCAAGCTCAAAACTCTAAACCATCAGGTGAAGGGCAAATTGGAGA